CCCGAAGGCGGCCCCTAGTCACTCCGAGACGGTGGCCTAGCCGCCGATCCCGGCCGCCCGACGGATGAAGCTATTCATCGACTTCGCGTCGGGCTTGGTGGACGTTCCACCGGCGCCGGCATGGCCGGCCGGTGCTGTCTTGACACCGAACAGTTGCGGGAAGCGATCCTTCATCGCGGCGAAGTCGGCCGTGCCGTCGTCCTTGACCAGCCCGGCATCCTGCGCGGCGAGGAACGCGAGCCGCAAATTGACGCAGCCGGCGGCGTGCGCGGCGTCGTAGAAGCTGGACTGCCGCTCCAACGCCTTGACCCTGTCGGCCTGCTCCTCGAGCGCCTTGCGCGCGTCGCTGCCCTTCTCGAGCTGCTTAGCTGCGTCCCGCAACTGCCGCTCGAACTCCTTGCGCTGGCCGCGCTCGGCCTCCAGCGCACTCTTGAGCCCCTTGACGTGGCCCTCGACCAGCGCCTTAACTGGCTCGTCCTGCTTCTCGTGCCACGCCTCGAAGGTCAGCGTCTCGCCGCCTTCCTGCTTCGCGTCACCCTGCTGCCCACCCTTGTCGTCGTCAGGCATCACGCCCTCCGTGGCGAGGCGTCACGCCGCGCCGGTTCGTGTTCATGGAGTCGCATTCCTCGGGGAGAACTGCCGCTTGCAGTTCGGATGTCCAATGAGCCACTCGGCCGCCTGTTCGACCGTCCACACCTGCCCGTTGGCCTGCCTGCCGAACTGGATTTCGCCGATGATGTCTGGATCAGGAAGTTTCGAGTCGTCGTCATGCCCGTCCGGCAAGCACCCTGGCCCGTCGATCACGTCCACCAGCTCGACACCCAGCTCGGAGTAGCCCGAAAGCGCACCGGCGTTAAGCGCGTTGGCGGTCTCGGTCACCGCGATCATCTGCGACCGGGCCGGGATCGCCTCGAACAGCGGGCGCAGCGCCTCGTTGAACGTGCCGACGCTATCGCCGCGCGTGATCGCCTCGGTGACGAGATCCTGCACCTTCTGGCGCAAGTCCTCACCGACTCGGTACGGCGCCCGCGCCGCCGGCACCCACTCATTGCTCTCGCGGTCGAGGCGCATCCCCAGGAGCTGCGAGGCCCGCGTGCGCGCGTACCGCTGCGCCGCAAGGCGGCCACCGCCGATCTGACCGGCCATCGTTGGGTCAGCTTCCATCGTGGCGAGAATCCACGCGGCCAGCTCCTCGACATCCTCGCCGGTGAAGATCGGAGCGGAGATCCTGTTAGGCACGCTGCGACCCCACGATGCGGCGGGCCTCGGCCGCGAACTGAGTCATCATCTTCTGCATGAGTCTCTCCGCGATCGGCACGCCGGTCTGCTCGCCCTGCTGCTGCGCCACCTGACGGCCGGGGCCCGCAACACCCGAGGCGGCCATGCGGTGCGCCTCGGCAGCCTGCTCGACGGCGCGCTCGCGCACGATGGCGGCGATCTCCTCTTCTGCCATGCCCTCCATGCGGAGCGCAGCCGGGAGCGGGATGCCTGCGCCGGTGCGGATGCTCAGGATCTCGGCATCGGTGCGCGGCTGCAGCGTGGCCGGCTCGTCGAACTGCGCCACGATGTCGGTCGCCCCCACCGCCTGGCCGGCGATCTTGAGCGCGAACGCCCCGACGGCCTGCCACACGGGCGCAAATCGGTCGATCCGATCCTGCACCTTGCGTACCAGCGGCGCTTCGAGCGCACGCAGCGCCTCACCCGACGCCTGCGCGCCGGCATCGTCGAAAAAATAATGCTTGGGCGTGCGAGTGATGGCGCTGATCGTGGTCGCAAGGTTCTCGATGGCGCGCAGGTAGTTTCCGAGGTCCGTCGAGGCGAACTGGCCGACGCTCGCACCCTGCCCCGAGCCGTCGCCTGGCGGGATCTGCAGCATGAGGTTGGGCGCGTTGGCGACCTTGCCTGGCATCTTGGCGTCGGAGATGATCCACCGCTGCGGGAACGCGCCGAACTCGGCGCTGACCAGCATGTCAGTCAGGAGCTTGTTGATGGCGTCTTGCAGCGGCACGGTGGACTTGATGTCCGACTTGACGACGCGCCGCTGCGGCGCGAAGTGGAAGACGGGCACCTCGCCGTAGGGGTTCTCGGCGATCGCGCCGGGCGCCATCTCCTCGTCGGCGCTCAGATCCTTTGCGCTGTCGGGGTACCCTTTCTTCTTGGTGCGGTAGTACTCCAGTCGGTCGGCGTAGTAGAGCGTGACGTGGCAGTATTCCTGCTCGTCGAGCCACCACTTCGCCGCACACCACTTGCGGCGCGGGTTGCTCGCCTCGTAGAAGACGTGACAGAGGCGCGGGTCGTTGTAGAAGGCGTCCGGCTTGCCCGTCTCAGGATCGGGCCACACGATGACGAACGACTCGCCCGTGACCAGCGCCGTTTCGTGAACGCTGTCGCTCTCGAGGTCGAGCTCGGTCCGCTTCCAGAACTCGTCAAGCTCGGCGCTCGCGGTCCCGCTCGCCAGTTTCAGGCCGGCGAGGTTGATCCGGTCGAGTTCGGCGTCGATCACCACCGCGCACCAGTTCTCGCAGTAGGTGGCGTCGAGGTCGGCGAAGATGTCCTTCAGCCGCGACGCGGTGTAGGTGAGCGGCTGGTCGCCGTCGTAGTACTTCAGCAGCTTCGTGTACGGGTCGGACTTCGCCTGCAGCGCGAGGAACGCGCGATCGAGATCGGTCAGCTCGGCCATCACTCGCCCCTCAAGAAGCGGATCTCGCGGCGCGGCCTGATCGCCTCGCGCGTACCGTGCCACGCCATCGCCAGCGCCATGACCGTGTCGTCGTGCATCCCCTCGGGCGCCGAGTAGCGCATGAGCCCCGAGGGGAGCCGCGTCGCCTCGTACGCCTGCAGCTCGCCCACCTGGACCGGGTCGGGCAGCAGTTGCACGTCACCGCGCTCCAGCGCCAGCGCCAGCCCGTCGATGATGTCGGCCTTGCTGCCGCTGGTCGTCGTGAACGGCTGCACCGGCAGCCCCTCACGCTGCAACTGCTCGATGAGCGGCTCGCCCATGCTGTTGCGCTCAGCGATGATCGCCTTCGGCTGGAACTTCCAATACAGCGCCCGCAGCCGCTGGAGCTGGAGCTGGTACTCGACGCCGTTGGAGCGATCGAGCGCCGCCTGACAGCGGCCCGATGCGTCGATCACCGAGAACACCGAGAAGTCGGCCAGCTTGCCCCAGTCCACGCCCATGACGTACTCGTGGCCGGAGATTGCGTGCGACTGCGCTGCCGCGGTGGACCGCTCGACCACGTAGCGGAACACGCCTCCGGCATCGTCGAGGAACTCGGCCAGGTACTCCTGACGGAAGAACCGATCCGGCGTGGTGCGCCGCGCCGCCTCGATCTCATCGGCCGGGATAAACGGGTTCGTGCTGGTCGGCATAGACCACGAGCGCCACTCGTCCTGCGCCGGGTCGAGCCCGCGCTGATACGCCTGCCAAAAGTAGTTACGCCCCTTCGGCGTGCCGAGGAACCACGCATCGCCACGGAGGTCCGCAAGCGTCGGCCGGATGGCCCCGTTCCACGCCTCCTCGAGCTTGGCGACCAAACCGCACTCGTCGAGGATTGCCCGCCCGTACTTGCGGCCGCGAGCCGGGTCGGGACCGTCAAGCGACCACGCCTCGATGACGCCGCCGGTCAGGAGCTCGAGGCGGTGCTCGGACTCCTGCACCCGCGTGGTGACCGGCCGCAGCGCCCGCACAAGCTCGCGCCACGCGTCCGCGAGGATCTTGTAGGACGGGGCAAACCACGCCACCGGGAGGCCGCGCAGGACCGCCTCGGAGCCTCGGTCGATGCCCAGCACCGTCTTGCCCCAGCGCCGGCCGCAGGGGAGCACGTTGAACCGCTTGGACTCGTGAAGCACCCGCCGCTGCGCCGCGTGGGGCGCCGGCAATGTCAGGCGAATCTCGCTAGGGTTGGCCGCCACTGTTCACGTACTCGACAATGATCCGCAGGCCGGTCTCGCTGCCCATGTCGACCTTCTGCGGTGGCTTACCGTAGGCGTACGCCATGACCAGCTCGCGGGCGTAGTGCCCGGCTTTACCAGGCCGCCGCGCGTCGGCGATCAGGAGCGTGATGCCCTCCTCGTCCATGAACCGCTGCAGCCGCTCGCGGAGCCC